ATGAAAACTTCGCCAGTTCATGAGTTGCAGGGTTTGGCTTCTGACGTCAGTAATGACATTGTTGGGGTTTTAATAAAAGCCAAAATGATTGCAGTGAAGTTAAACTTGCCCGAATTGGCCGAATGGTTTGATTATGAGCTTGATGGCTATCCTGATGGGGTTGCCCTACCTGATTATCGTATAGGTCAAGGTGTAGTCAGAGGATGGTATCCCCGTCACGGATGGATAAATGTCCAATATCGTAATATTGAACCAGCAATTATAACAATGATTCAAGAGTATGGGTTAAGTGACTCAATTTCAGCATTGAGAAATCTTCGTGAAGCAGATGATAACCTGCGGCTTGGAATGCCAGCCGAAAAAATAAAAATGCTTTTCCCTTCAAATAGTGCTCCATCGGAAGTTTGTTGGTTTATTAATGCTTCAAAGTTGGAATGTATAGTAACTACTGTAAGGAATAAAATATTAACATGGGCTTTGGATTTAGAAACAAAGGGGATATTGGGTGAAGGTGTAGTGTTTAGTGCAAAAGAAAAGGAAGTTGCACCTTCAACAACTTATAACACAAATAATTTCTATGGTTCAGTTAACAATTTAGGGGCGATAGGGGCAGGTAATCACGGTAGCATTTATCAAAATAATATAAACTTGATTAACAACTTTGAGTCTCTCAGTCTGGTGCTTAAAAACTATGGCTTAGCTGATGAGAATATTAGTGATTTAGCAAGGGTTATTAGTGAGTCGCCACTTCCTAAAAACAAAAATGAGGTGAGAGAATGCTTTGGAGATTGGATTGGAGTTATGACAGCAAAAGCGTTAAAGGGTGGTCTTGCTATAGAGGGAGCTAATGTCCCTAACATTTTAATGAATGATTTGTACAGATACTTTAATCTACAGAGATAACTGTATTGTATTGATTGTTAAGGAGTTTAATTTGATGCATTCTCCAGTTATTGAGCTTCAGGCTCTTGCGAGTGACCCAAATTCAGACATCGTTGCTGTTCTAATGAAAGCAAAGATGATTGCGATTAAGTTAGACCTTAAAGACCTTGTTGAATGGATAGAGTTAGAGCTTAATGGTTACCCTAATATTGCCTCTGCGCCTGACTATAGGTCTGGACAAGGTATATTAAAGGCATTTAATCCTGTTAATGGATGGATTCCCGTAGATTTGGGGACATCTGACCCAAAAATAACAAAGCAGTTCACGACATTTGCGCTCACTGAATCAGTCTCATCAATGGCTCATTCGAAGGTCAAAGATGCAGGAACTGTAAGTCTCACTGTACCAGCTCCCCTTGCTGAGATGCTTTTATCTGGTCAGCGCTCAAGATATGAGATTCGTTGGTTCTTTAGTGCTGGTAAAATTCAGCATATAATTACCACTGTGAGGAATAAAATTCTTGATTGGTCGCTTGAGTTAGAAAAAAAGGGAATCCTCGGAGAAGGGTTAATATTTACTAGAGAAGAAAAAGAGGTTGCACCAATGACAGTTAACAATACGAATATCTTTCATGGCTCAGTGAATAACGCCGGAGCTATCGGGGCAGGCAATACCGGTAATATCAGTCAACAAAACTCAATCTCAGTTGGTGACATTGCATCCCTTGAGCGTGAGCTAAAGAGTCACGGTCTCGATGATAATGATGTTGCTGAATTGAAACAGCTTGTTGAGCAGTCCCCGAAACCGGCCTCAAAAGAAGAAGTCGAAAAAGGTTTCGGCTCATGGATTGGTAAGATGACTGGTAAGGCTTTTACAGGTGCGTTAAAGGTCGCTGGTGCGGCGGCTCCTGCCGTTCTTACTAACGCAATCTGCTGCTACTTCGGGATCCCTGTTTAACTCTTTTAAGGTCGCTATGGTCAATAATATTAATTTTATTCTTCTAAAGTGATTTTTTTAAAATTGTATGAGCTGAAAAGGACGAGTTTATGAGTGATATTACTAAAGAACCAATGGAGCAGGTCAAACAAGCATTTAAAGACAGAATTTCAAGCCCTTTGTGGGGTTATGTGTTCTTCTCATGGCTTGGTTTTAACTGGCAAAACATCGCAAGATTATTTATGAGTAAAAAACCTGTTGAGGAAAGGATTGTTGACATCACTTCACAAAGTTGGTTCATACCACATTACATCATATTGCCAGTTGTAATGGGGGCGATTTTGGCTGCTCTGTCACCATATCTTCAAGAATGGCTGGCGGCAGCACACAAAAGGGCTGAGGATAAAAAGAACGAAAAAATTTTGGCTGAGGAGTTACGCTTGATTGATGTGGACATGCTCAAAAAAGAAAAGCTGACTAAGCTTTCTAAAGTGGCAGAGCATACCGAACAGAGCGAAAAGGAAAAACTTGAGCGCCAGAACGCCAGAAATGAAAGTAGGATTGCCCTGATAAAATTACGCGAGACGGCCCTAACTAAATCGACTCAAAATATCGAGAAGCTGTATACAGAATCCCAAATCAAGCTTAACAGTGTTTTAGATGAGATAAAGCAGGCTGAGGAAAAATATAAAATAAAAATTGAAGCCATCAATAATGCTGCTGAGGCGCTAAATAAAATAGCTGAGCTTTATTATAAATATGATAGTTTAAATACTCATGAGGACTTCGTGAAGTTTATTAAGGAGATTAAAAGTAAAAATCTCTTTGGTTCAGCTTTTTTAGATAATAGATTTAACTCTATGGTTGAAAGAGAGGTTATCTTCGGAGCTTTGAACGGTAAAGGTCTAGACAACACAAAAAATTAAAGCCGCAACTTATCTTTTTCACAGGTCGCTATGGTTAGCCAGATTTCCTTTTCGATTTCTGAAATTTCCATAGCGACCCCTCAATCACCTGTGAATGCTGAAGAGTAGCCGTTTAGATGGCTAAATTAACAGTAAAAAACAGTCTCTCCTAATAGTGTTACAACCCCTATCAACCCCAGTATTTTCAATAGCTCTAGCCTATTAACTGTTTTAGTTCCGAAAAGAGATAAGAATCAGTATTTATATAACCTGTTTCAACGATTCAGTTTGTCTCAAAAGGAAGTGGTTTTGATACTGCTGAAAAGGGTCTCGAAAGGTGTGATTAGGTTGTCTCAAAAGGTTGATTTTGTTTTTTGGTACAGGTATTATTTTGAGACTAGGTTTTGAGACAACTTTCAGGGAATCACCATAATGTCATCTGTAATCGCTTATGTCCGTGTATCAACTTCTGACCAGACTATTGAGAATCAGAAGCAGCAGATTAAAGAAGCTGGTTATCAGGTTGGTAAGTGGTTCTCTGATGAGGCTGTATCAGGTGGCATTAAGGCTACAGAGCGTAAAGGATTCGGCGACCTGCTGAACTATGTCCGTGAAGGTGACACGTTGATTGTTATCGCTATCGACCGCTTAGGCCGTAACACAATTGATGTTCTATCGACGGTTGAGACTTTACAGGCCAAAGGTGTGAAGGTTATCAGTCTCCGTGAAGGGTTCGACCTGTCTACACCAGTGGGTAAGGCTATGCTCACTATGATGGCTGGATTGGCTTCTTTAGAGAAAGACTTGATAGCAGAGCGCAGAACAGCAGGGATTAAACGTGCTCAGTCTGAAGGGGTTCACTGTGGAAGACCGATTAAAGCAACCGCTGAACAGGTTCAGGAACTAATTAGACAGGGGATGTCGCCAAAGCAGGTACAGGATGAGTTACAGATTAGTAAGGCAACTTTCTATCGACTGAACAAGTAACAATTAGATAGTGATTCACAATGCCCCTTTATTGGGGCTTTTTTATGTCTGTCGTTTATCAGGATCCCTGTAACGCATTCTAAGCAGTCTTTATTATTAACCTATGGGTCAGGGTTACCATCATTAAATAATCGCTTAGAACGCTGTACAGGCTCAGATATGTTCATTTTTTGCCATTGGTATGGAATCTTTGAAAAGGGCGCTACCAAGCAGAGGTATTCAGACTATCGAAAAATCTTGAAAGGTGCTTTAGATATGCTGGAAGTTTCCGGTAAAGCTGAAATAAAAATAGGGCTGGAAATTTTTTAGAAAAATAAAATTTGTGAAAATTCATCCACCAGCTTCAAAGCTGCTTTCACGGATCCCTATGTGATTTACTGTCAAAATACAAGGTGGAAACCAGAATCACCGATGAATGAAGTAAGGTGAAGTTAGAAGGGCTTCTTTAAAGAACTCTTAAAAGATACTCAGAGACAAGAAGATGAAAAACAAAGAACAAAAAGAATCTGTTAAGAGGTTTTTAGGGTAGCATAAAAAACAATCAATTACAATCGGTTGATGTAAATAAATCATGGTGATTCAGGGCGTTAGCCCTCTTAAAATTCCTTTTCAATCAATCTGTACAACCACCTTCTAACGCGGTTCAACGGTTCCCCCTTTGGGCGGGAGAACCTACCGCAAACACCCTATACCAGCCTGCATACGCAATCTCTGAAAAGTAACCATTCCCAAGCGCCTGAAAAGTATCCTGCCAGTTATATATATACCGGACTTCAATATCATTGATTTATAAGGGGTTTCTGTTGACTGAAATCTAAAGGCGCCTGTCACAAATTGTTAATAATGTTGACAAAATGTTAAATTTAGGTTAGTATGGTTTATTAGATAACGAATTGAGGTATCCACCATGTAATGTACAAAGCTAAAGTATTCAATGGAGTCAAGACTCCGGCTGGAAAGCCAATCACAGGTAAAGGCTTCTTCTCAGATGACCACGATTTAATAGATACCCCCGAATACCGCGAATCTCTTAAAAACACCCTCATCGAATTAGGTTATACCAGCTTCAATAAACCATTACCCGCAAGCACTAAACCTTACCGCAGAAGAGGAACACCCCGTAAGGCTATGGAGAATACACTTCAGCAATATTTTATTGATAAAGACTCAGTAAGTAACCTTCCTTCAAAAGTTGAGGATGTATTCACAGGTTGCGTTAATAGCTGTCCAGATAAGCTATCCCCATTTTTCTGCTTTAATTTAATGAAGCGATTGGGCGTTATTACAGCAGCCGCTGTAGAGGATGAAACAGGCTTTAGTAAAAGCTGGTGTAATGATATTACTCAGGCATTACAGTTAGCAATCATAATGATTGAACATTGCCATGATAAAGGCGAAATTCAGGTAATGTTTAACAGTGACTATGAAAACGATGAATTAGATTCTGACAGGGAAATAGAAGACATCCTTGATTTACACATTCAAAAGGCAGCATAACAATGAACTACACATTAACACATATTGGTGAACCAGCTTACCAGAAATTAAAAGCACTGGCTGAACACTTTGAAGTAAGTATTCCACAAGTAATCACTCTGATTATCAAAGGAGTCATTTAAATGAGCAAGACAAAAGCAGTCCGAATTAAAAAGACAGATAATCAACTGGTGAAACTGAAAGCAGTTAATGCTGGAGCAACCATCAGAAAGACTCTGGAAAATATGATTCTAATGTCCTATGTGAAACACATTAATGTTATCTGAAAGAGGGTGTTTCGGTATGCTGAGAAGGTATCAAACTCATGACATTACTCGAAACACCACGATAAATATTTTATTTGTTATAATGCTATCCTTCCTTCTTACAGGTACATCTACAGGGCTGAGAGAAGCTTATCTTCTATTACTTCAGCACTTCTGACAATGTAGCGCGACCTCTCAAGCAACTCATCATAAAACAAGATATCTATATTTTTTAAATTTCTCCTATAAAGCTCGAGGGTTTTTCTTTTAATTAGTTTTTCTCGCTCATTACCCTCAATTGAAGATAATGAACCTATAATTAAAATGCATTCTGTATCAAATGTATCTTCATGTATAAGTTCACCATCTGTAGTGTAATTTCTGGACTGAGATTCAACCTCCCAATTTGCCTTTTGCGCCAATATCTGACTAACAGCGTCGGTTAATTCACTGGATAAGAACCATGTATCAGAGCGCCCTTGTCGCTTAGTGAAAAGTTTTGTTGTGGGTGTTTTTAATTCCACAATCTTGGTGAATCTTGAGTCAGATATAAGAAAATCAGCAATTACATCATTTCCGCCGTTTAAATCAGTTCTTGATATGTGAGCTTCCCTTTGAAGAATTTTTAGGAATTTATACTTTAAGCCATAACCAAAAATCCATTCATTGGTTTCAAAAAAACGTTGCCAGTCTGCCTCCTTATAACTATCAGGCTCAGTGAGCATTTTTTCATAGGTCTCGAGAGATTCCTTTCTCCCTAATATTGTATTGATGTCATTGTTGGTTAACTTACTGCTTACAAGGTGCTGCAAGGCCATAACTAATGAGTTATTATCAGCGTGTTCAAGAATGCTGATTATCTCATTATAATTATCTCTAACCTCAATGAATCTTCCAGTCTTTGATGAAGTGCTATCACATACCATGCTATAGCTGGATAGATGGCTATAGAGATTTTGAAGATTTTGTATTGTCAGCTTACATGTGAATTTGGGTGTGCCGGTCTTGGCACAGTGTGCAAAGAAATTGGCACATAAGGAATCCACTTCTTTAGCGTTAGCATCAAGACCAGAAATGTTTAGCATCAGCTCACTTGATTCATCTGAGCCTATGAGGAAAGAGTGATTCAGGCTCATTTTTAAACCTTAGCAATTACATTCTTATAGCCGTCGTACTCAGGGTTATATTTATCATTAATTGGGAATTGGGGTTCACCTTCGAGAATTGTGATATTTGATAGAGACTCTATATCAAACATTCTGAACTCAGGGAAATCAGGCTCGCTGTCTGTTACGCCGGATGTCTGGACAATGTGCAATTTAGTGGATTCGGTGCCATCTTTTTTTCTCATTATGAAGATTGCATGAACGTTTCCAATTCTCTCGCCCGGTGTTTTACCTGGCTTGTTGTAATGAAATGAGATTGGTTTGCGTCTTTGAACTGAATCTCTCAAAACCTGTAAACTCATAATAACAATCCTTATATGGGTGCTACATTGTTTCGGTTTGTGTATCATTTGAACGTACTTTTTGTACGTGATTGTGATAGCAGTTTTTGACAGGATGTGTCAATTTATTTCTAACGGCATCACACGTAACCTAACGCAGACTTGCTGTTAACTGAATGCCTTCATGTGGATAAGCCCTTACAAATCATGTCGTTAGGATTTATGTAATGAGGGGCTTTCAACTTTTTGAGCGAAGTTCAAACGAGCTTTAGACGAAACAAAAAAGTAATGAGGGTTGAGATTTACATATCTGTTTGGGTTTTACAGAATGCTATTCCCATGAGATAATTGTCTTATCTGGTTTGCTAAATCTCAAAATCAACTGGTACAGGTCGTTCAAGAGGTATTTGAGAAAGCAATGTAAAAGGGACTCTTCGGAGTCCTTTTTTATTTGTGTTGAGAAAGGTTCGATTATGAATGAAGACATATTACAAAGTAACAGGAAAAACCTGTCACACTATCCATACTGAATTAAGAAAGATTGGTGATTTGATTAACCCAATCCCGAATAAGAAATATCACATCAAAAGAATGATGACTAAAGCCACTCGTTTATTACTCATTAAATCAATCAGTGAAAGAATTAAAAATAACCGTTGACATTCCATTAATATATGACAGAATGGTTATATGAGTTAGAGATATTCACTATCCATCAATCACCGATTATTTCTGGCTCCTCAGTTTCCTTCTGTTTATCTTCTCAGGCATCCATCCCGAATGAGTGACGGGAATTCCTCTTGAGAAGATGAACAACCCTAATTAGATACCGTGTCGAGTTACATTAAGTTGGCTCTGACGCGGTTTTCTGCTTTCTTAAATCTAAGTAAACCAGACTAAGAGTAATTAATAATGACCACTTTAAATCAAGCTGTAAAAATTGAATCACCAGTTGCAAGTATCAGTCACCTGTTACCGTTTGAACAGAAAGAGCATATTGAACGTTTGTACTTTCCAAAGGTACAACAGGCTACTGACAGAATGAATAAAGCTGAGGCTGAATATCAGTGTGCTGTAGAAACTCGTTCAGTGTTGATTAATCAGAAAGCTGCTGAATATCTTGCTAACCCGTCTGAAAGACACGGATTCATTGTGAAGCAGGTTTACCCGACAAACCAGCAGCAAGTGATTCAAAGCATGGCTGAACAAGGTTATATGGTTCATCGTGTATCTGTTGGAATGGTTACCTTTATCCGTATGCCAAAGAACGCTAAAGATAATCCTCTTCAGGAAATTACAGATAAAGCTACAGCAGAGGCTGAATCAACTACCGACAAGATGATTGAACGTCTGAAGGTAAAAGCCTCTGAAGCTGTCCACCAGCGAAATAAAGTCGTGATTGAAGCTCGTAAATCTCTGGATTCAATTAAACCCTTTGAAAGCTATTTAAACGTAATTGTAACTGAGCCTGAAGAGGTAACCGAATAATGAGTATTCCAATGAAAAGTCTATCAAAGCGTGGCAGGTATAATCATCTTACTGACTCAATGGAATTTAAATATTTCAACGGTCAAACAGAAATCAGTGAATCAACCTTTAAAGCACTCTGTGCAGGTAATAAGCCTAAACCAACTGTGAAGCCAGCTAAAGCGGTCACCACGTATAAGGTGAAGCCTAAGCCAACGATTGAACAGCAACGAGATGCAGCTTTAAAGGCTGCTATTAAACAGATGGTAAGCGGGGGCTGATAAATGGAAGATACGATTAACGCCCCGATTAACTATTACGATTCTGAAAAGCGTCTAATCGTTGGTCACAATCTGGTAGGTAAAATTCACCCCCAGCTATTTGGTAAGCTGGTTCGCCGTTCAAACGATGGTTCAACCCGTTGCCAGCAAGCCCGAATCACAGACTATTTAGAGGGGTTACTAACTAATGGCTGAAACCTTTATTAATCCTGATAAGCCGTGTATTCATTGCCGCTCACTTATCCGTTATGTGTCGTCCGGTCGCTGTGTAGAGTGCTCTAAAACACGCAGACAGCCGCCTAAACCAAAGCCACAGATTGTACGTGTAACCGCTTCAGCAGCAAGAGCACCGTTTCACTCTGAAGGTGGAGACAACCGAAATAACATCATTGTGAAGCTGTCTGAAGCCGCTTTAGATAGCCTTGACCGTGTAGGCTATGAGTTGGTTCAGAAATACCGTTTGGCAGGTTACACGCAAGAGAGAGTAAGGATGATTGCTCTGTCTCACCTGCTTGAAGCCGCTTAACCCCCGCTACAAAATCCCATCTTTAGAGTGTATCAATAGAAAGGTCTCTTCAGCATCACGCGGTTGACGCCGCGCGCGATAAGTCCGCGGTTGAGCGAAAGCTCCGCCTCGCCTTTAGCGAAGAAATCGGGGTGGCGCACTTCAACGCCATACGTAAAGCTGCCCGGCAGGGCGTCGAGAAACGCCCACAATGCAGGCAGATCGCGCGGGCCGAACGCGGCGGGCAACTGCAGCCAGTACTGGCCTATGCGGGCTTCGAGCGGCGCCATCCGCGCGAAAAACTCGGCGGTTAAATCGTCGCAGTGACGCAGCGCGGCGTTATGCGAAATGGTGGCCGGGAATTTAAAGCAGAAGCGGAAATCGTCATGGGTCTGCGCGTGCCAGCGCTCGACGATCTCCGCCTTCGGCAGCGCGTATAGCGTGGTGTTGCCTTCCACGCAGTTAACATGTCGGGCATTCATATTTAACTAACTGATTTTAATGAGGATCTGGTGCTGCGTTGTGAGCTATGGGGCATCTGTGGGGCAAAGTCGGCCAGCTTTTGATTTAGCATCGCGATCTGCTCGATACTGCTGTCCGCCATCCATGCCCCGTACACATTGAACACCATCTGCGCGCTCGCATGCCCCATCTGGCTGGCAATAAAGCTCGGGTTTGCGCCTGCTGACAGAGACCAGCATGCATAGGTATGGCGTGACTGATAAGCTTTCCTGCGCCTTATCCCTGCCAGCTTAATAGCCGCATCCCATGAGTCACCTATTGAATCGACCTTATAGAAATACCCAACGTGCTTACATCTTCTGACCAACTGAGGGTTAAAGACAAACGTACAGTCCTGGCTCTCCGTTCGGCCATACTCGCGCAACTGCACATCAATGCGATGCTGCGTTCCCAGTCTCGTCATTTCTGCCTGGTTTTTCAGGACGCTGATCGCTGGCTGGATAAGGTGTATCACCCTGTTTGTACTCGCCTGAGTTTTCGGTAGAGTGAAATCGCCCAGTTTTGTATAATTGCGCCGAATTGTTATTGTACCGGCTTTAAGATCGATATCCTCCCAGGCCAGAGCGGCCAGCTCCCCGTGACGCATCCCTGTATAGACTGCTAGTGACCACAGGTTTTTCGTCTGCTGATGCCGGCATGCATCAATCAGGCGGATAAATTCGTCGCGAGTAAGCGGATCTGGCTCTGCTCTGGCTTTTTTTAGCGGCTTGATACCATCAAATGGATTCGCCTCTATGTAGCCGTGATCCGCAGCAAACTGGAACATTCCGCCGATTGTTGTCATGTAATAATTTACGGTAACAACACTTCTCCCCTTGGCCGGTGATTTACCTTTCATCGGCAATTTATGACCGAGAAGCAAATCCTTCCTTATGTACAGCAGTTCCTCTTTGGTTACAGAGGATACCAGTCTGCCCGGGCCAATCCTCGGCACAACGTTCCTCACCACCGATTCATAGCGACTGAATGCGTTGGAACATATTTCCATATTTTTAAGATCGAGCCATTTTTTCTCAAGCTCCTTCAATGTAATTTCCTTTTTGCCTGCCCCAAAAGTTTTGAGGTTAGGTGAGTCAGGAAATTGTGTTGCATAGTCGAAGGTACCTGTCCGGATGGCAAAGCAAACGGATGTCCGCAGTTCCCCGGCGATCTTCCTGTTCTTAGCGGTGTCAGGGACACCGAGATTTTCCCTGACACGCTTACCTTTATAACTAAACCAGATGCGCAAAGAGCCACCATGATTTTCGACGCCCGTCGGATATATGGCTTTATCCATTGTTTCCTCCCGACGCCCAAGAGCGGTGTGAGCTTACCTTTTTCATGCGAGCAAATCATCCAGGCTGTTTGGTTTTGAGCGAGGAAACCCACGCATCAATCGCTTTACGGTTGTACATGCACTCGCTGGATGGCTTTGGCTTGCCGTCTGGAGAAACGTGAATATATTCCCTACCAACCATCCAGCATTCTTTTCTGGCCCGGAGAATTGTTCCGGGCTTTAGACCGGTCACCGCGATAAGAACACTTTCGCAAACCCACTCGTTAGGTGCTAACTGAATCAATTCTTGCATCATTACCTCCACTTTTCCGGCTGCACCCGGTTTATTGCCTGTTAAAAGCGCAGGTGGAGCACCCGCCGCGGGCACCTTCCACACACACCTCACATTTTGCTGCCGGCGTCCATGCGCTGGTTTTCAGACTCACCGCAACGCTGTTGCTTTCAACAGCCAATCTGCGTTGTCGTTCAAGCTTCTTGTTTCGTTCTTTCATCGCCTGCACAGTAATGGTCAGCAGATCCACATCCGTGACGTTGCCATGCAGAATTTCTGCGATGCGCTCGACGATTGCGCGGTAATCTGTTTTTTTGGTCATGATGCACCGCATTCCCTCAATGAATTTGCCAATGCGACCAGAGCATCATGCAGTTCAGTTGCGCCAGCTGTCCGCAGCTCTGCTTGTTCATAACTGATATCCAATCTTTCCATTACGCAGTCAGTATCCAGATAGTCAGAGCAGGTATCGATCGCATTCCTGATACCTTGCGACAACTCGCTGGTAGTTTTTTGTAGTAGACAGGAGTTCTCCACCGTTAAGGCTTCGCACAGCTTCGTCTTTTCGTTTAACACTACAGCTAAGAGTTCGAGCTGCCCGGCCATACGCTGAACAAGAGAGGCGGCTTCATGCATGCCGTTCTGCGTGCCCAAAAGCACCACCAGCTGGTGGCCTGATTTCGCGAGCTCCTTCGTTTTTTCGTAATTCAATGCGTATTCCTCCACTTAACTTTGCGCTGCACCGCGCCGAATTTGGTTTGCAGCAACCCAACCCATGCGAGATGGGGTAGGGCTGCTTAAAAATGGTTATCGTTTGGCTTCGCCGCCCAGAGCTGAAATAAGGTTTTCGGTAAGGTTGCTAAGTTCACCTGTCATGAGAACGAAATCAGCGTCGTACCGCTGAGCCACGTCTTCGCGGTCTATATCATCGTTTTGCTGTGTAAGCTCATCAGCGAACTTGAGGCGTTTAAGGACGCCAGAATCATTCAGCGTGAAGTCGATGCGGCTCTGCCAGTTCAGCGCCAGCTGAGTAACTACCTTTCCGGCGTCCAGGTGGTTCAGTATTTCATCGCTGGAGAGCTCTTGCTTTTTGAACCGGCCGATTCCGCCATCTTCCAGAATGGCTTTCAGCTCTGCTTCATTGCCCAGCGCAAAACCTGATGGTGCCCCGGCTCCGCGCACCCACTCGGTGAGGGTAAGCTCTACAGGTGTTTCCATAGTCAGCGGTACCACCGGCAGGGAGCCCAGTGTTTTACGCAGCAGCGCAAGCGAGTCTTCTGCGCGGCGGGCGCTGGATGTGTCAACCATTACCAGGGCGGCGCTGAGGTTTAACCAGATGCGGATCGCGCTGCTGCGGGTAAAAGCGCGCGGAAGTAGGGAGTGAAGGACCTCATCGCGCAGGGAGTCTTTCTCAGTTTTCTTGAGGCGACGGCCCTGATCCGCTTCCAGCTTCGAAACCTTCTTATTGAGTTCCTCAGCGATGACCGCATTAGGAAGAATTTTTTCTTCGCGACGAATAACCAATAGAAGTTGGTCATTCACCAGGTGGAAGAGCTGATCTGAGAATTGGCCCAGAGGCGATACCCACCCGGAACGAGCCATATCCTGGCTGCCACACGGCTTAAAGCGGAAAGCCTCAAGCTGGCGTGCCAGCTCATCTGTATTGCCGTCACGGATGATCACCACGTCGCGGCTAAGACGGTAGATGATGAGGTTTTTGAAGAACGGGTTAAACATTGTTCTCTCCTTAAGAGGGGAGGCGGCCACCTGCACGGGCCGCCTGGTAGTTTCTCCACACAACACAGAAGAGCATCTGCGGTTAGGAATCCCGCCCGGGTGGATTGGGTTATGAGCCCGCCGCCTGGTGATGCTCTCGTGTGTTGAGTAAAAAAGTGCGGCATCCTCACGGGTAGAGACAGATGCCGCCAAAGTAGCAACGCAGAGAGTTATTTGCCGGGCTTCCACCGGCTCCCATCTGTTTTTAAAGCCACTCAGATATCGTCTGGGCTTCGCCGTCTCTTCCTGCTGTCATCCGGGTTGAACTCGCCCGGAACGATATAGCCCCTTACGGCATTCACGCCCTGTCGCGTGTGTCGCGTATGCCACGCCAGCATCTAACGAGTTTTAACGACCTTTACCGTTTGCATCATCTTGTCGCCGCTGCTATCGGTGCGGAACCGCCACTGTCCAGGACATTTAAAGGGACCGTCTACAAGTGGTAACTCTTCCAGTCCCGCTAAACACCCGGCTAGGTGTTTAACGTGAATGGCAGTGACATCGAATCATCCCCACCTTCTTATGCCTGGGGCAGCTACTGCATGGGCGTCCTGCTTGTTCGCTGTTAATAAATTGAATGTACCTTTAGTTACCTTACTGGTCAAGATTGCAGTGTACTTTTTGTTACCTATACGGATACAAAAAAGCCAGTTAAAGGTAACCGGCTTTTACATGGTGGGCTTAAAGATTCTGGGTTACTTGAACAACCTTTCCAACAATCCGGCAATTACCATCAATTTGGATAGGTTTAAATGCAGGGTTAAGCGGCATCAGATAAGAATATGGACTATCCCAAACAAGCTTCTTAACAGTTGCTTCTGCGGAGCCGTCTAGAATTGCCACAACTATTTTTCCGTATAGATCGTCAAGCTGACCATATCTCGGTTCGACAATAACGATGGACCCTTCCGGTATTGATGGCAAGCCGTGGGGGTTAGTCATAGATTCGCCACGAACGACAAGAGCAAAAACTTCTTCAGATACAGCAGCTGTGGTTTGTGTCCATGAAATCACGTCGGTCAACCTTGAACATGCGTAAGTTTCTGTCCAGTGCCCAGCCTGAACTGCGGAAATTATAGGTACAACGGTAGGCGCCTTAATGAACGGTACAACTTTGGTGTCGTCACCTTTGTTATCTCCTTGCCCGTATAGCAACCACTCCGGTGTGGTGGAAAGACTTAACGCGAGTTGGTGGAGGTTCTCACCATCCGGTTTAGTCGTACCATTTTCCCACTTTGTCACCGAAACGCGGCTTACACCAAGCTTTTTTGCTAGTGCGTCCTGGGTTATGTCCAGCTGTAATCGCCGGGATCTGATTCGGTCTTTCATTTCTGTTCTCATGTAACTTATGTTACACGCTTAAGAGGTAACTGTTGTTTGCTATTTCATGTACCTTTTGTTACCTTTAAGACGTCAACCATAAGGAGGAATCATGCATAAAAAAGAAGTGGTGGAGCACTTTGGCGGCATCTCCAAAACCGCTAATGCTCTCGGTATTTCGCACCCTGCTGTGTGTCGGTGGGGGGAGATCATCCCTGAGAAACAAGCCTTCGTCATCGAGCGGATCACCAAAGGAAAACTCAAGTACGACAGCAAGCTTTATCAAAAGCCTAACGAAACGGCAGTTTAATAGTAACCACAGATTCAAGGAGCTAACCGTGGGTAATGAGCACTGGCAAGTAGAGAAGCAACCAGCCTGGCTGGTGGCAGCAATAAAGAAAACCATTTCAGGCCTTCATGGTGGATATGCGGAAGCCGCTGACTGGCTGGGTGTTACCGAAGATGCACTGTTTAACCGCCTGCGTACCGGTGGCGACCAGATTTTCCCGATGGGGTGGGCGATGGTTCTGCAGCAGGCCAGCGGTACTAAGCACATCGCTGATGCGGTATCTCGCCATTCTAACAGCGTTAACGTACCGCTGGTGGATATCGAGGATGTCGACAACGCCGACATCAATCAGCGACTGATGGAGTCCATCGAGTGGATTGGCAAGCATTCGACCTACATCCGCAAAGCAACAGCTGATGGGGTAATTGACCAGGCAGAACGCGCCCAGATTGAAGAGAACAGTTACCAGGTAATGCAGAAGTGGCAGGAGCACTTAACGCTGCTGTATCGCGTTTTCTGTTCGCCGGAAAAGAGTGACGCCCGCGAGTGTGCAGCTCCGGGCGCCGTGGCGTGTCGTATCAGTGGAGAAACTAACGCATGAACAGTTTAACGGTAAATAACCGCTTACCGCAACTACGGGCCATTCCTGTGCAGGGTACCTCGTCGTTTCGGTATGAGCGCATGGTATCAGGCCGATGGGTTCCGTGTAACCACAGTCGAGTACGTCTCATCGTGGGGGCATTCAACCGCAAAGCGAAGAACCTCGTATGCAAGAGCTCAACAGACGATACCGCGACTGGCGGGGAACTGAAGTCCATGTCACCGGTTACGACCCCGAAAAGCGACAGGTTATCTTCCGGCGCGCGGGTTACCCGCACGACTGCATGCAGCCTGTTGAGCGGTTCCGCGAGAAGTTCAAAAGGGTGGATACATGAGCGTTAAGTTATCAGCGTACGTGTGGGATGGCTGCGCGAGTGCCGGAATCAAAGGCACGAAGCTGCTGATCCTGGCGCGCCTGGCTGATTTCTCCAGCGATGAAGGTATCAGCTGGCCCAGCGTCGACACCATCGCGCGCCAGATTGGCGCCGGTCGCAGCACCGTTATTACCGCAGTTGGTGAGCTTGAGCGTGACGGATGGCTGACCCGTAAAGAACGCCGTCAGGGCCAGCGCAGCGGTACCAACATCTACACGCTGAACGTGCCGCGCCTGCGCCAGGCGGCTGCCGGTGCTTATTCTCAGGGTCCAGTTTCTGAACATTCAGAATCTGGACGTTCAGAATCCGAAGGTTCAGAAGCTGGACGTCCAGAATCTGAACGTCCGGAAAACCGCAAAACCGGGGCTTCTCAGGGTCCAGAATCTGGACACGATCCGTCAGTAACTTCAAAACAAGAACCATCAGATAAAAAAACTTCTTGTCCGGTTGCCCGGCAACCCGACGCTGAGCAGCTGATCACCGATAAAGCGATTGCTGTGCTGAAGCACCTGAATCTGGTCACCGGCGCGCGTTACCAGAACTCGAAATCTTCTCTGGAGAACATCCGGGCCCGGCTGCGCGAAGGTCATTCGGTGGACGACCTGCAGCTCGTTGTCGACTACAAGCACGAGCACTGGCACGACACGGAAATGTACGACTACATGCGCCCGCAGACGCTGTTCGTCCCGGGCAAGCTTGAAGGCTACCTGCTGAGCGCTACCCGCTGGAAAGAGCGCGGACGCCCGCCCCGCCAGCAGTGGAAGCAGCGCAGTGTGCAGCGCGACGACAGCGCATTTAAAGCCAGCTATGCCGGTGTTGATTACAGCCAGGTCCCGGAGGGGTTCAGATCATGAAAAACGAGAAGCTGAAACACGAAGTTTTTGAAGAGCTGGCCTGCCAGCTGGAAAGACAGCATCTGTGGCGCCGCGCCGCACATGCCTACCTGGCTGCGTTCGATGCCTCGAAGAGTAACCGGGACCGCGAACGGCTGGCGAAGAAGCGTACCCAGTGCCTGAAGATGAGCAACCGCGTTGGTTACGTGGAAGGCCGTTGCTATCTGGCCGGTAACTATGTGGGGGAACTGTGATGCACCCGTTGAATGTTTATAACCAGGCGCTGGCGTCGCTGCGCAGCAAACCGGCTCACGAACTTAAGGAAGTCGGCGATCAGTGGCGTACGCCGGACAATATTTTTTGGGGCATCAACGCCATGTTCGGCCCGCTCGTACTGGACCTGTTCTCTGATGGCGAGAACGCCAAATGTGAGGCGTATTACACCGCCGAAGATAACGCGCTGACGCAGGACTGGTCCGCGCGTCTGGCCGAACTCAACGGTGCCGCGTTTGGCAACCCGCCGTACAGCCGAGCGTCCAGGCACGACGGTCAGTACATCACCGGCATGCGTTACATCATGCAGCATGCCAGCGAGATGCGGGAAAAAGGCGGGCGGTACGTCTTTTTGATTAAGGCGGCCACCAGCCTAGGCCGGGGGCCGGAGGGCGCAGGACACGTCCCCC